GATATTGCCTTAACATTAACGGGTGCAATGTCTGTAGCGCCTGCCGATGCTACGCAGAAGTGGTATTACAAGCATACGGCAATCAGCCACAGTGCCAGCGCAGATTTAATTGCAGGTCATTATCTTACTACCGCCGCAACAACATCTACAACGGCACCCGAAACAGTAGCCAGTGGTGACCTTGTTAAATTTTTGCTTGTCAAAAATGATTCATCGGCAGATGGCATTATGATATCCATAGATGGTGGTGCAGCTGCCCACGATTTGGCTGATGGTATTTTTATCGGTGCATCTGAAACGTGGTTTGGCAGACTACCAAACGTCACTGTCGCAAACCTGCACTGTATTGCATCTGACGATGGTGGTGCTGGCGATGCAACTGTTAACGCGCAAGTATTCGCTTTACTGGATGATGTATCGGCGTAATGGCAACACCTGCTAAAGGTAAGCGGTTTGTCAAGAAGGTTAAGAACCCTAAAACAGGGCGAACGCGCAAGGTGTCCTACGGTCAATCCGGCAAAGCAAAGGATGGAAAGGACCGTATCCGACCCGGCACGGCTAAGGGTTCGAGCTACTGTTCGAGATCGGCGGGTATAAAACGCGACATGCTACGCAAAGGCGGTAAGTCGGCAAAGAAAGCCCGTGATCCTAATTCTCCAAATAACCTATCTAGGAAAAAGTGGAAGTGCAAAGGAACTAAATCAATGAGGTGACGATGTCAGAAAGAGTGTTAGCACAGATTATGTGTTTTTTACTATTTTGTATGATTGTTTACTTTATTTCAGTTTAATGGAGTTTGTTGTAGCAAAGCACTCCATGCAACCCCATTCAATATCACCCCTAAATATGCGACAACAGGTACATCTAAACGATGATTACTAGGAATAATAATGCCAAGCAAATCAAAAGATCCGTTCGAAAAAGAAGTGGATCTAGAAAAGATAATACCGTTTCCAAAACAGGTTTACAAAGACGCCGCATGGCTGGGGGAAAAACTAAAACTAGATGCTCCTGACATTAAGTGCGTACTCGGTGTTGTGTTTTTTAAAAACGGTGAAATTAGCCTCGCGTCTACAAAGATTAATGTTGATGACTTGGTACTTGGTACAAAATTTCTAGACGTTTTTGCCAGCGAGTGCATTGCAACGCATTTAAGGGGTGATGATGGATAAAGAGTATTTATTAAAACAGATTAATCAACTGAGAAGTGAACACGTTGCTTATTCTGGAGAAGGGCGCTGCAGTAACTGGGATGAATACACTCGTATCTCAGGTGCAATTTCAGCGATTGATCGAGTGCTAACTATCGTAGAGGAACTGCGCGATGGAAACGAAGACGATTAGTGAAGAAACGCTTGAGTCAATTGACTCGGCGGTAACACCTGCAGGTTATCGAGTGCTTGTCGCTGATGAGCCACAGGAAGAAGTAACAAAGGGCGGCATCATGCTACCTAACTCGGCACTGGATCTTGCAAGGGGTACATGTGTTTTGGGTACTGTTGTGTCTCTAGGTGACCTTGCTTACAGCAGGGAAGACATGGAAGAATTTGATGACTGGGTAAACCCCGGAGACACGGTAACTTTTTCTAAATATGCTGGCATACGCTTTCGCGTTCATGGTAACCCCGTTCGCATTTTAAACGATGACGAAATACAGGCGGTTATTAAAGATAGGAGCGCACTACAATGAGTGACACACAGGCAGTAGAAGAAGTAGCTGTTGAAGACGAAAGTGTTGTTGTCATTGATGACGATGCTGGTGTTGGAACCGCAGGGGAGCAACCTGTAGAGACAAAGTCGGATGAACCAGCGGCTGAAGGTAACCCAGAAGACTATAGTTCCCGTGTAAAAAAACGCATTAGTCAGGAAGTTGCCAAGCGACATGAAGCTGAACGACGCAGTGCGGCGGCTGAAGAGCGGCTTATTAAACTACAACAGGCCTATAATTCAGCGCAGGCTAATGCATTAACGTCAGGTGAATCTGCTATTGAAGCGCAGAAGATGACGTTACAGCGTGACTATGACGATGCATATAACAGTGGTGATACCTCTAAAATGTTTGAGGTTCAGGACAAGCTCTCCCGTTTAAACAACCAGAGTTCCGACTTTGAACGTCGTCGTCAGGAACAGGAGCGTTGGGAAAATGCCAATCATTCTCAGGCACAGACTCAACAACAGTTTCAACAGCAACAAGCCACACAACAACAGCAAGCGCAACCTGAACCCAAGGCTGTTGAGTGGGCGCGGCGAAATAACTGGTTTGGGCAAGACGAAATACTAACAGGATCTGCGTATGCTATTCACAACCGCTTGGTAAATAGCGAAGGATATGATACAACTAGTGATGAATATTACGAAGAATTAGATCGACGGCTTAAAGATGCCTTCCCTCAAAAATTTGGGCAGGCCAAGGCACGATCTCAGCAAACTTCGCCAGTTGCTGGAGTGACGAGAGGCTCCAACAAACGCACGATCAAACTCACCCAAGCACAGCTTGATGTATGTAAACGATTGGGCGTTTCTCCTAAAGACTACGCTCGTTACGTGGAGTAGGTTATATGAATACTACCGTTAAACACGCTGATCGCGAAGTAAAGACTCGCGCCAATACCCAACGGGCAGTTTATGTCCCGCCTAGTCAACTTGATGCACCGAATGCAAAACCCGGATTGGTTTACAGGTGGGTCAGGATTTCAATCCTTGGAAGTGATGATGACAAGAACTTGTCTGTTCGTCGCCGCGAAGGATGGGAGCCTGTCAAACTTGAAGAGCATCCAGAGTTTTTGGGATCGGTTCACCAAGAAGGTCGATTTGCTGGCGTTGTAGGTCAGGGTGATTTGATTCTTATGAAAAATACTGAAGAGCAGGTTTCTGCAAAACGGGACTATATAGACGGTAAAACAGATCGTTTATTATCAGCCGTAGACAACAGTTTATTTAAAGAACAGCATCCAACTATGCCGATTAGCATTGACCGAACATCCCGTGTTTCGACGGGTGGTGGTCGAGGGGTTCAGTTCGACGACTGAACTTAAAGATCGCCACTTATTCTTTTAATCTAAGGAGGCGATAAAATGGCAGCTTATGGGTTTCAACCCTTGCGTCATCTATCGGGTGGTGAAATCAGAACTTCTGAATACACTATCGCGATAGACTATAGCACCGAAATCTTTTCAGGTGATCCTGTGAAGTTTGTTGCCGCTGGGACAATAGAAGTCGCAGCAGCTGGTAACGTCATACTCGGCGTATTCCAAGGTGTTTCTTACAAAAAGTCCGATGGTGAAGTTGTATTCTCACGGTATTGGCCCGGTGCAGTTTCTGGTGCAACAGATGTTGTTGCGTTGGTAATTGATGATCCGATGGTCACATACAAAGTCTATGACGATGCGGATAGTGACTTCTTAACATCGGCAGATCTCGGCACTTCAGCCGATCACGTTGCTGGTTCTGGAAGTACATCAACAGGTTTATCTGGCTACATGCTGGATACATCAGGTGCTTCTGCATCACAAGCTGGGTGGAAAGTTATTAGAAAACTTCCCCTTCCCGATAACAATTATGGCTCCGCTGCTGGAAGCCAAGTCCAGATGGAAGTGTCCCTGAACGAATCGTTCTTCGGACAGTTCACAGCTGGCATATAGGGAGGTCTGATTAAATGGCTGCAATAGTAAGGTCAGACCACGCCAAATCTTTGGTGCCCGGTCTACACGCTTTATTCGGAATGGAGTACGATAGGTACGACAACCAACATGAGCGTTTATTTGAGAAGGTTTCTTCGGACAGAGCGTTTGAAGAAGAGGTTCTACTGTCTGGTTTTGGGGCGGCTCCAACAAAAGCTGAAGGTGCATCGGTAACATTCGATACAGCACAGGAAGCATGGACTGCACGTTACTCCCATTCTACCGTGGCCCTTGGCTTCAGCGTTTCGAGTGAAGCTATGGAAGACAACCTTTACGAGCAACTTTCAACTCGTTATACGAAAGCACTCGCTCGATCAATGGCACACACCAAGCAGGTGACTGCCGCTAACATCTTTAACAATGCGTTTTCATCCAGCTATAAAGGCGGTGACGGTGTCAGCTTGGCTAACACTGCACATCCTCTTGTTTCTGGCGGTACGTTTTCCAATACATTTTCTACGCAGGTAGACTTGTCGGAAACTGCACTTGAAAATGCTGTTATTGCTGTCAACAACTTCGTCGATGATCGTGGTCTACCAATCGCGATTACGCCTCGAATGTTGTTAATACCTTTTGAGCAACAGTTTGTTGCAGAACGTATCCTGAAGTCTCAGTTAAGACCTGCTACTTCAGACAACGATCTGAACGCACTGAACTCTATGGGTATGTTCAGCGAAGGTGTTGAGGTCAATGCATTCCTGTCTGACACGGATGCATTCTTCATTCTAAATAACTGCCCAGACTCTCTGAAGTACTTTGAGCGTCTTGGTGTTACCACTTCGAATGAAGGTGACTTCGAGTCCGATACCATGAAATTCAAATCAAGAGAGCGTTACAGCTTTGGTTGGTCTGATCCTCGCGGTGTCTACGCATCAAGCGGTGCCTAATTAAATGGGTGGGGGTTTTCCCCCACCTTTCTTTTCAGCGGCTCAATAATGAGTTTGGGGGAGACCCCGCCTAATTGCAGAAAGGTTGCAATATTATGCCGATATCTAATTACCCTAACGGGTTTGCTTCTGGTGTAGCTATAAGAGGTATGCCAATTCTTAATGGTTATGGTGGCGACATCTACTGGGTTGATTCTGGTGCAGGATCCAACTCTAACGATGGCACTCACAACCGACCATTTTCAACTCTGGACTACGCGGTTGGTCGCACAAAAGCGGACAACGCCGATATAATAATGGTGAAGGCTGGACACACTGAAACGGTCACTGCTGCAGCAGGTTTAGCTCTAGACGTGGCTGGTATCACCATAATAGGTTTAGGGAACGGCTCCAATAGACCTACAGTCAATTTCACAACGGCTGTCGGTGCGGATATGGATGTTGATGCGGCAAACATCACCATTTCCAATTTTCTATTTACAGGTGGTATCGATGCCTTGACTGGTATTATCGATGTCAATGCAGCTGACTTTTCTATGATCAACTGTGAGACACGCGATGTGACAGGTCAGATGACCGACTGCATCGTTGCGGATGCAAACGCCGATAGAATGTTAATTGACGGCTGGGTACATCGTGGTGCGGCTGCTGCTGGTGGTGCTTCTGCGCTACAGTTAGTTGGCGGTGACGACACGATGATCCGTAACTTCTGGATAGATGGTAACTTTGATACAGCCGCTATCGAGAACGTAACAACAGCTGCTGTTAACCTCACCATCAACGGTGGAGCTAACGGTTCATATATCAGAACTCGCAATGCTGCAGACGTAGCCCTCACTGCTGTTGCAACTACAACGGGCAATGTTGGACCAAACATCTATGCAAGACTACAAGACGATGCCGCGAATATCACGGAAGCATTTGTTGGAGCAGACATGCAGTTCTTCCAGCCAATTGCTATCGCGAATGCTGATGGTCAGGTCGGTATGAATACCAATATTGCTGCTTCAACTGACGCTTAAAAAGGAGACTGAATATGCCGGGTGGAAAAGGAACTTATGGGAGAATGAAGGGGCGACCTCCAGCAATGACCCCTGAACAAAAAAAGAAGATGATGGCTATGATGAAAAAGAAAAAGAAAATGAAAAGGGCTTAATTCATGGCAGATCTAGTCGCCTCAACAACTATCCAAGATGGTCAGAGGCTGGCTGTTATGCGTTTCACTAATGTGTCCGATGGGTCTGGGGAGTCTGCCGTTGTAAAGGTAGACGCTTCAGCCCTAGAGGCAATGGCGAGCGGTAGCAAATCCACCAATATAAAAATTATGAAGTGTTGGTGGACCATTAGTGGGATGGATGTTGACCTACTTTGGGATGCCAGTACCAATGTCCACGCAATTAGCCTAACGTCTGATGGAGCAGGGTTTCTAGACTTCTCCGCTTTCGGTGGGCTTCCTAACACGGCGGGTTCAGGTAAAACGGGTGACATTCTAATTACAACCCGTGGTCATACAAACTTGGATACCTATACGATAATCCTCGAACTTCAGAAGGGTTAACGCTATGGCGGTTTCGGGCACGACTACCTTTAATATGTCGGTAGACGAAATCATTATAGAAGCGTATGAGCGTTGCGCAGTTTCCAGTCCAACTGGTCATCAACTCCGCAGCGCCCGTCGCTCCTTGAACCTGCTGTTGCAGGATCTTGGAAACAGGGATGTGCATCTGTTTAAACAAGCTCAACAGACGCTGTCTACTGTAGCATCCCAGACATCCTATACTCTGGATGGTGATGTCCTAGATGTTTACGATGTCTATGTTTTATCAGATGGAACAACAGGCTCTGAAATATCTGTTGCGCGGTATACGCAGGCAGAATACGCAGCGATGCCTAATAAGACTAACGAGACCAGACCCAGTCATTTTTACCTAGACAGGGAGCGAGATGCCCCGAAGCTGTTTTTGTATCCAACGCCTGAGAAGGTGTACACAATCAACTATTTTGAGTATACTCGCATACAAGACGTGGGCGATTACACAAACACACTTGACGTTCCTGTTAAGTTTTTACCCGCTGTCATTACGGGACTTGCATTCATGCTGTCGGAGAAGTTACCGACGCTGGATACTGCTCGCACAACGCTGTTTAAACGGCGCTACGACGAGGATGTTCTTCGAGCAATACAAGAAGACGAAGAACGCACGTCACTGTTTTTGACACCAAACATAGCGGGTACAGGTTTTGCGGCACGGATCGGGTAAACATAGTTTTGGTTATTGTGACATCACAGGGGAGCGGGTTCCGTATCGTAAACTCAAAACCCAGTGGAATGGCTTGCGCGTAAGTCCACGCGCCTACGAAGCAAAGCATCCACAGCTAACACCGAAAAGATTTATTAAAGAAAATCTTTCGCTGAAAAATCCACGACCAACCGATGGCTTTAGTGTGGGTACTGTCACCAGTTTGTCAGTCCAGTTTCCGTCAACATCAGGGCAGGGAAGTGATCCAGTCTAATGGCGACATTCTTAACATTAAAAACAGACATACAGGACTGGCTCGATAATAATACGACAGAGCTTGCAGGTCAGTTGGATCAGATTATCCAGAATGCTGAAGATCAAATAGCTGACGACGTAACAGAAGATGCTTTCTTTTCATCTGCGTCTGGTGAAATGACGATAGGTGACAACACAATTATCAAACCCACAGGTGAGCGTGGTATTCGATATTTCCAGATCACAAGTGGTTCGACAGTTGTTCAGCTGGAGCGCAGGGAAGTTACTTTCTTAAAAGAGTTTTATCCAAGCACCAGTACTACAGGCACACCAAAATATTTTGGCGAGCTAAACGCAACAGAATTTTTAGTAGCACCAAGTCCATCTGCGGCACACGTCTATGAGATTGGTTTTACCCAGAGACTGTCGCGTCTGTCTGCATCCAATACCACTAATTTCTTAACCGATAACGCATATCAACTTTTATTATATTGTTGTCTTAGCCATGCATCTGCTTACGTCAAATTTCCAGAAGCAGCTGCTATGTATGCACAGTTTTATGAGCGTGCGCTGGCTGGCGTAAACAAACGCTATGCGAGACAGCAAGTCACTAATGACAATGTCCCGGCGGTGTAACATATGGCAGATACAGCAACCACAGCACTAAGATTTAGAGACCAAGAATCAGGCGGCAACGACGGCACTTGGGGAACTTTAACTGACGTTAACTTTGCGTTGGTAGAAGAAGCTATATCAGGTGTTTTGACAAAAGACATATCAGGATCAGGAACAACGACGCTGACAACAACAAACTTTGTCAGTGATGAAGCGCGTCATATGACCCTGAAGTTAACGGGCACACTGACAGGTATTAGTTATGTTGTGTTACCGAATGTAGAGAAACTTTATTTCATACACAATGCGACAGGCGGTGAGTTCGCTGTCTACGTCAAGACCAGTTCCGGGGATAGCGTTGAGATCCCGGTTGGCAAAGACATTATATATGTCGATGGCAGTAACGTCATAACAACATTGCTTGGTGCTTCACTGGCTAATATTGTCAGCGCCGTCAACACAGGAACTCTGGCAACTCTGGCGGCAAATATTGCGGCAATTAACGGGGTTTATGCAAATGCGACAAACATCACAACCGTAAGTGGCATAAACGGAAACGTCACATCCGTGGCAAATAATTCCAGTAATATTAGCGCCGTGGCAAATAATAAAACAAACATTGATGCCCTCAACACGGACCCGTTGAAAAGCAACATAAATACAGTAGCGGGACTGTCATCTGAAGTAGGTGTGTTGAATGGAATAAGTAGCGCAATATCTACCGTAAGCGGTATACAGGCTAATGTGTCAACCGTGGCGGGAATATCGAGTGCCGTATCCACCACGGCAACCAACGCTTCAGCGGTCACAGCATTTAGTCTAGTGTACCACGGTGCGGCAAGTTCGGATCCGTCATCTAGGTCTGATTCTTCGGATTTGGTTCAAGGAGATTTATATTTTAACAGCTCAAGTAATGTTCTAAAAATCTATTCGGGTTCAGCATGGCAGGCGGCAGCTTTAGACAGCAGTGGCTTTGCTACATCTGATTTGCAATTAAGCAACAGCACCCAGCATAACATCCTAGTGGCTGACGGAACAAACTTTGAGTCAGTGTCTGTCGGATCACTTTCCGCAATATCTACAGTTGCGTCTGATGATCTTTTTCTAGCAATAGACACTTCTGGCGGTGGACTGAAAAAAATTACAAGATCAACTTTAGTTGCTGGTCTTGCAACTTCGTCAGCTATAACCGAAATATCTCAGGATGATTCTCCGCAGTTAGGTGGTAACTTAGATACAAACAGCCACAACATACTAATTGATGATGCACATTTTATTGGTGATGAAAACGGTAATGAACAGATTATATTTCAGACAACTTCTTCAGCGGTCAATCAGTTTGATATTACCAATGCTGCTACAGGTAACTCACCTGAAATATCTGCAACGGGTGGTGATACAAACATAGGCTTGAAGTTGACCCCGAAAGGCAGTGGTCAGGTTGTTCTCGATGGCAACGTAGGCATAGAAAGCGGCTTGATAGATTTAAAGAATGGCGGTTCTGTATCTGCCGTCAGATTTTACTGTGAAAGTTCAAACGCTCATTATGCCGCCGTGGTCGCTCCAGCCCATAGTGACTTCTCAGGAAATGTCACACTTACCCTGCCAGTGACAAGTTCCACACTGGTTGGTGACAGCGCTACGCAGACACTGTCAAACAAAACACTGACAGCACCAAAGTTTGCCGACGCAGGTTTTATAGCTGATGCAAATGGCAACGAGATGGTTGTGTTCCAAACAACCTCATCTGCCGTAAACGCTCTCGAAGTCACAAACAGTGATACGGGTAACTCTGTTGTGTTAGGCGCTTTTGGAAGCGATTCCAACGTCGATATTGACCTCACACCAAAGGGTACAGGTGAAGTAAATATCTCATCAAAAGCTGTAGCTAATAATGATGTCACGATCATCGATGACAAGAAATTATATTTTGGAACCAACCAAGATGTTTCTCTGGAATATGATGAAGACGGTACTGACTCGCTAGTTATAGCTGGCGGTGATGTAACCCTCGCTGACGATAAAAAGTTTTATTTCGGAAGCGGTCAAGATGTTTCTTTAGAATACGATGAGGATGGAACCGACTCGTTGCTTATCGCTGGTGGCGATGTAACTATTGCAGATGACAAGAAGCTGTACTTTGGAACAAACCAAGATGTGTATCTTGAGTACGACGAAGACGGCACAGACAAACTAATAATTAAAGGTAACACGACTTTTCTGGATGGGTCATACGACTTCGATATAGCCAGCCACGATGGCACAAATGGTTTGAAGTTGGGTGGTACAATTGTTTCGGCAACTGCTGCACAGTTGAACTATAATGTGGTTAGTTCACTAGGTACGACAGAAGCAAGTAAAGTGGTTACCGCTGATGCAAATGGTGTTGTTACATTTGACAATGGTAAAATTGAAGAAAGCACCGCTGTAAGTTCAAGCAGTAATGCGGCAACTATCAATCTGAGAGATGGGGATAATTTTACACATACGCTTTCAGAGAATGTTACCTATACCTTTAGCAATCCAGCCGCAAACGGCAAGGTTTCTGCGTTCACCTTAAAGGTAACACAAGATAGTAGCGCAAGAACAATCACATGGCCCAACAGTGTTGATTGGGGTGCTGGTACAGCGCCGACATTATCAACAGGTAATGCTGCGGTAGATGTCTTTGTATTCGTTACCTATGACGGTGGTACAATATATTATGGCTTCACCGCTGGTCAGGCGATGGCTTAATGAGTGCTGCTAAAAAAATAATTGCTTCGACTTCTGGCGTAGGGGGTGAAGGGCTAAACGTAGAAGACGTTTTTAACACGCACATGTATCTCGGTTCAGGTAGTAGCCAAACTAAAACTAACTATGTAGATACTCTTAATGAAGGAGGTATGGTTTGGATAAAAAATAGAAGCGCATCGGCGAACAGCGCATTGTTTGACACAGAAAGGGGTGCTGGAAAAGGTTTAGAGACAAGTACCTCCGCTCCTGAAACATCAGGTGGGTCAGGGGATTTGACCGCATTTACAAGTACTGGCTTTACTTTAGGAACAAACTACAACCAAAATGTTAATACTAGTGGTAACACATATGTATCATGGGCATTTAGAAAAGCAGAAAAATTTCTTGATATAGTTACATATACTGGCAATTCTACTGCTCGCTCCATTTCCCACAGCCTTGGAAGTGTTCCGGGGATGATCATTATTAAACAGCTTGGCGGCACAACGAACTGGGAAGTTTATCATCGAAGTTTGCCAAACGAAACCGGAGATTACCCGTATATTTTGCAATTAAACTCCAAAGCAAGTTTAATAGGAAACCAAACGTTCTTTACATCAGGAATTACAAGCACTGAA